GGCACTTCATCGACTTCCATTGTCTTAACGCGACCATGAGGAAGAACAGGCGATGTAGTCTTAGGATTACCCTCATGTCCGATTGGCTGTCTATGTCCAATTCCATAATGTGATCCAGCATTGACATAGCAACTTGATCTTTCATCATAAGTAGGGCAAGTAAAATCCCAAGGAGACTTCATTTTCTTCCCTTCTTTAACTGCGATAGGGTCTTTAAATCCTGATCTTTCCATACTTATACCTATTTTAAACGCATTTGGTTAGGCGAACTTATGGATTAATGCGCAATCTCCATTGAGTCGATCGGGGATTATATTTAGCCTTCAACAGATACGTTGATGTTATCTCACTGTGCTATCTTCTAAAAAACCTAATCTCATGCCTTCTCAAATTAATTTCTGTAGCCAGATTTCAGAGGATGGCCTTTCAATTTTGAAGTGCCCATATCTTGCTGCTTTTTGATCATTTCGGTTGTATCTTCGTATTCATTCTCTGCACCGGCTCCTTCAGCCGAAGTGAAAGTCTTGAGAGAGTTTTTTGATTTCATTGCCATCTCAGAGGTATGTGGATAGCCTCCGAAATCATTAATTTTTTGACCGCCTGACATAATTACCTCCTGGTAAATTATTGTTATTTCTTTTGAATAACACCATATTCATATTCATTCAAGAAATTACATGCCCTGAGCTTCTTCTTGACCTTGTCCCTGGTTAGGCAACCCTGCGAGCATCTGTATGACAAAATCATTAGACAAAGATTGCCTTCTGGCGTCTACCTTTGCTGCTTCTTCTTCAGTTTCTTCTTGATTTTCTAGAGATTGCAGATCGTTCATTTTTAAATGAGCTTCTAAATCCCCATAACGATGGGTTACTTCAACAAGTTTTTCTAAAGCATCAGCCCTTGCCTTTGTCGATAGCGAATGATTTTTTGAAATATTGCTTAACCGCTCTTCGAACAGGCCAATATTTGAATCAACTCGGCCTTGTCTCTCTTTTGCACTAGAAATATTAAGAACGGCTTTAGAATAAAGCTCTTTCAGTTTTCCTTCTTCAACGGCGTGCTGTAAATTCTGACTATGTTCAGCAGCGACTTGAGCTTGTTGTTCTTGGGCTTGTAATATTTTTATGACCTCTGCTTTGCCAGTGATATTCAGCTTAGGAATGATCATACTTGGTGTGAATATCTCTCTCTGGAACCTCTCGTTTATGTCTAACATCTGCTGCGCCTGAAGATTGGTTTGAGTCGGCGTCAAATCACTCTCTTCTACTAGTACATTATACTTGGCGAAAACTTTCGAATAGAAATAAGGGCTTGGCTCTTCACCAATTATCATACCCACCTTTTCTGCACTCCAGTTATTGAGTACAATCTGTAAAAGTCTATCTCCTAAAGTCTTAAGTGATAGATCCCACTGATCGAAATACTTCTGGAATACCATTAAGTTTGCAGCTTGCTTGAGTAATACAGTAAGACTTGAAGTTTGCTTGTCTTGCTGACCTGACCAGTTTTCAAGATTGATACCCGATGTCTTGTACATCAAGTCTTCCATCTGTTGTGCAAGTGCTAGATCTGATTCAGGAACAGCCGATGGTATTATCTTTTCACAGTCGGTCATTTCATAACCATCATTGATAATAACATCCCATCCCTGGCCAGATTTCTTGAGATTGTCTTCGTTGGCTACTGCGCCGACTTTGCGTTTCCAGCCCGCATTAATTGTAGCTGCTGCGATATCATTATTTTGTATGACCTTATGGTTGAAGAGGAATTGCGGCGATCGCATCGTCCGTATAAGGCCGCGCACTCGTAAGTCATAATAATTGATGTGAGGTTCATAGTTCCATAGGACAGGAATGAAAGGGCATCCATCAAAACCTAACGGATTTTCGCCTTCGTACATTAATTGGTCGTTTAATACTACAGCGAGTTTCCATGTAGGTACTTCTACGGTGACTTCTTCTAAATCTGGTATTGCTTGGACAAGTGCATCAATATTTCCATCACCTCCTGCTACATCGAAAAACTGATTCCGTCTCTGAGAATAGAGCCTTTTCTTTTTTCTCTTATGTTTATACCAGACATATGACAAGACCATAAGACTATTACGAGCCATGTTGTAGTTTTCAGGAAGGAAGTAAAATTCTCCGAATTGCTGTGGATTGCTAGCGCTAGGTCGTATGTCTTTTACCTTACCAGGGAAACGAGATTCTGCTTCTTCCTTTGAGATATATTCTTGACACCAAACAAACTGACTATCTTCGAATGTCAATGATCTTGCATAGGGATCACACAAAAAGCTATTATATTCCCACAATTTAACCTTAAGCTCTCCCTGTGCTTGGTCATCTCCTGTGTAGTCAAGATAAGGTTGTAGTAATACCATTCCAGTAACTGCCGCTTGCTCGCATGAACGAGAGAATTGCTCATGTATTCCTTGTTTATTGGCCTCTGTAGTAATAATCTTAGTATATTGATCGGTAGTTAGTGGATCAGATCCTTCAGTTGCGGTATATGCAAAGTTCTTACGGTGCTGGCGTTGATAACCAGTGACCATGTTTACAGGCTGTTGGCAGATGTTAAAATAGTATTGGCTGCTATTAGAATTGGTTGGCCCTATGCCGAAATAACGATTTACAAAAGATTGTTCGCCGGCATAAAAAAGAGAATCTATATTCCCCTGATTCCACCTCGATTGTTCGAGGGGCATTACCTTGCTTTTAAGATTATTGAGCCAAGTGCGTATATTGCCTTGATTAGGCTCTAGACCATTCTGCCAGGGTGGATAATAAAACGACACGCAGCCCCCTTTAATTAGGTGAAGGTTTAAAATTTCACCTTACATTAAGGGCGCTAAAGGGTCAAGAAGGTGTGTATGTCATCCAATATCATTTAAATTTGTCCAATAATTTTTTTCTTAATTTATCATTCCTCTTTTTGAGGAATGAGTTTCTAAATTTTATGATTCCAATCTGGGATTTAATAAAAAGGAGATGTAAAACATCAGAAATCCATCTCATATCGCCAACAATAATTGATTCGGATCATGCTTTCTCATTCGCCAGTGAAACTTTAAATGTTGCGAGGGTGTAAGCATTAAAAGATTAGAAATGTCGTTATTAGAAGGATCATCGTCTCTGTGATGAATATCCATTCCTGGTGCAACCTCGCCAAAGTGGATCATCCATATCCATCGATGAGCATATAAACTTGCATCAGTGGTACAAACCCAATATCCGTCTTTCCTTTCGAAGAACTTCTTTCCAAAATAGATTTTATGTTGTTTCATATTTAGGAAATAATGCTTAAAATCTACTTTTAAGTAAAGCGTGTTTAATCTATAATATGACAGAAAAAGGAGAATTTATGGCTGCTTCACAATTTTGGGCATTACTTTTAATTTTGGTTGGTGGTCTGGCGTGGGTCATAGCTCGACAAGAAAAGCTTTTTGATAAAATTGAAGCCATCGGAAATCGGATGAATAGATTAGAAGAAAAGGCTTCAGGACTAGAAACCAGAATGTCGCATCTAGAGGGAATGCTTCAAACGATTGTTGGTTTTCTCCTCGGGAATAAAACTGGAACCTAGAAACTGCTTCTAAATCTATCGTTCATATATTTATTAGGATTGTGTGTGTAAGGGTTGTATCTTGATACTTTATGGGTATAGGTAGCGTACCTAATGGCGTCAAGACAATGGTCGTCCTTCTTTATAGGGGCGTCTTCCCCTTTTTCGGATTTCTTTTTGTCCCAGACATATTTTTGTATTTCATCAATTGTTACATGACATTCTTGACATACATAGAGATTCCCTTGAGCCATTTCAGAAGTCATAAAACTAATTCCATTCTCTACATCGTTATCTGCATCTATTACCGTCATGCCCTTTTTTCTCAGTTCAGATTTAAATGAAGCGGCACTTGGATCTATATAAATTCCCCTTATTGCATAAGGCTCTAGGAATTCACTTACACAATTTGCTAGCTCGAAGTTTGTGGCAGTCCTCCCCTTTTTATCTTCATCCCACACAAATTCTTTTTCTATCCATCTGCAAACATCTGGCTCTTGTGCTGCATGCCCAGTATTGATTCCTATTAGTACACATGCAAAGTTGTTACTAATTCCATAGTCAATGCCGGCAATCCAATACTCCGCAGCTCTGGGAGGTCGTTTTACGACATGTAGTTTTCTATCAAAGAAGTCGAATATTGCCCCTTCTGCAAGACACCACATCCCAAGATAGTTTCTCTTATAGAAAAGACCAGATAAACTTTCGCGCACCATCCTTTTGTACTCTTCATCCACGTATGGATTGTCATCTAATACAAACTTAAGCTCATAATATAAGGGGTCTCCGGCAATTGCCTTATCGATCCATTGCTTGATTTTATGAGTAGGATGTGAGGGGTTGCACGAGCAGAAAAGTCTTGAGTGAGGATTAGAAAGGCGTGTATGGATCATGTCTATGATAGATTCAGGATATAATGTAATCTCATCGCAATATGCCAAAGAAAATGTCTTACCTTGAATGGCCCCTATGGCCCCTTCATCTTTTGCTCCTACGGTGGATATTGTCTTGTTTCGGAATTTAAGTTCAGCTTTACCTGGATGCCAAGTGAGAAATGGCTGGAAGATGCTTAAAGGGTTATTAGGTGTATTAGCCTCCCTTAATAAGCGTACTGCGTTATGGTAGATCGTACTAGATGAATGACCGATCATCCATATCTGGCTATCAGGACAGTTTTCTACAGCTTGCATAAATCTAAAGAGAGTTGCTACTGTCTTACCAGATCGTACAGAACCGTGAGCAATATTGATCTTTTTTGTCGAATCAAGGATAAAGTCCATTTGACGCGGAGCAAGTAGTTTTGCCATAACCTAGGACATATATGAAAAATCGCGCTAAATGTAAACTTTGTTTTCAAATTCTTGAGAGCTTCCATACATATGATTATGTCACATGCAATTGTGGAGAGATCAGTATTTCAGGTGGAAATGATCGTCTAGAATGTTCTGCTAAGAATTGGGAAAACTTCCTAAGAGTCGATGAAAATGGAAATGAGATTGTCGTAAAAGTGAAAGATAGTGTAGAAACGACCGAATCGAATAATGAGGAATTCCCAATTATGACACGAGCCGACAAAATCGACATGTTAGAAGCGATGGTCAAAAATATAGAAAATCTTCCTAAAGCTGCAATGGCTCAACCCATAAACAACTTTGATATGTATTCGTATCTTGTTGTGATTCTGTCAATTTTGAAAGATGAAAAAAGTCCAAAATAATTATCTTTAAAAAAATCTCCATAAGTCTTAGATAGGACTTATATAGGAGATTTTTTATGTCAACACCATCCTCAGCAGAAGTCTACACACAAGGTTTCGGATCTAAGCCAACAATCGGCCCAATTAATTCACTCGTCAATCCCGGAACTACCTTTAATCCACTTTGGAAAGTGGGTCAGATTTGGGTAAATACAGCAAGCAATACATCTTACATTCTCACTAGCATTGCAACATCAAATGGCCTTACTACACCGACTTGGACTCTCTTAGAAAGCGCTAGTGGCGCTCTAAATACACTTACTGGCGATACTGGTACTGCTACACCATCTGCAAATAACATCAAAATTTCAGGTACAGCATCCGAAATTACGACAGCAGCATCAGGGTCTACAGTAACGTTGAGTATACCTTCTGCGTTCGTTGCTCCAGGATCAGTAACGGCTACTACTACACTTACTGCAACTTCGGGGAATATAACAGCAACAGCAGGAAACTTTGTATCATCTGCGGCTGGCAATGGTATCGTTCTAAACTCCGGAACGGCTTCCGGAACAACAACCGCTACATTGAATGGAAGATCTGGACAAGTGACCATTACTACTCCATCAATTGCAGCTGGAGCGACCTTTTCGTTCGCATTAACGAATAGCTCTGTGACAGCGTCTACTACCCAAGTACTTTATGGACTCACCGGAGGTACAACTGGCGCCGCAGTAACAATACAAAGCGTTACTAATAGCGCATCAACATCGACCATTGTTTTGCAGAATGCCTCAGCAGTAACCAATAACACAGGTTCTCTTGTTCTTACATTTTTAGTTCTTAACTAAAGGATAGATCGTGGCTAACGTTCAATCGGTCTCGATAGATACTATTAGATCATTAGCTTCAGCGAGCATCGGAGCAACTTATTCTCCAATTGGCGGCCCATTTTTAAATCCTGTAAGGTTGTTCATCATTGTAAACAATACCGACGGCGATATGTTTGCTTCGGATGACGGAGTAAATAACAAGATGTTCATTGCTGCTGGTACAACTAGAGTTCTTGATTTAAATACTAATAGAGTGAATCAGCAACAATACTGGGTTTTTCCTGCGAATACTCAAATTTACATTAAATATAGCACGATGCCAACAAAAGAAGCCGTCTACCTTGAAGCTTATTGGGGGCAATAATGCAAGACGTCCAAGTAACATCTAGCATTCATAGCATAGAGTCGAGAATTGATCTTGTAAAACGTGAGATGGAATCTATCAATGCCCATATCAATCTATTTAAGCGACATTTTGAAGAGTTATTCAAAAAACCTGATGTACCAGGAGAATTTCTAGCATTTAAATTGATGGTAGATGCGTTCATAAAATGTACGCAGGATAACCATATTTCCACAATAAGCACGATTTCTGAAATAAAATCTACATTACAAACCAACAAGATAACAATTTTAAATCAAGAAAATGAAATAAGAATGCTTCGTCAATCTTTTCCAATGCTCGATCAAAAGATTGATGATACAAAATCCGATCTATCAACGAAGATCGTTTCTATTTCTACAGCCTTCTCTAATAAATTCGAGGCTCATGCCGATAAGCAAAAGAAGCAATTGGAAGAATTTAGCAGTTTTGCTCTTTCAGCGCCAAAATCTGTCATGGAAACCAATAAATCTATCTCTGACAAGATCGACATAGCTCTGCTTGAATCATCCAATGCCATAGCGAAAATGTGCAATATTGAACAGACATTGAAGATGTTGGATAGAAAATTAGAAGGATTAGCGATTCAGGTTAAAAAAGTAGAATTAGCGCAACAAGTATAGGTACTTTATTTCTCATCTTGAAGTAACGAATATAGTAAACAATACACCTTCAATACCAACTGAGTTCGTTACTAATAGCGGTACTGCTGTTCCTGTTGCAAACATATTAGACATACTCGGAACTGGAGGTATTACTACTTCTGGATCTGGCAATACGGTCACAATTTCTGGAGCCGCTTTTTCTGAGACTTTGACAGGTAACAGCGGAGGTGCAGTCGCTCCGACAGCTGGCAATATTAATACAGTCGGTACAGGATCTATTACAGTCGTCGGCAATCCTGGTACTAGCACACTTACTACACAGCTTACAGGATTAACAAACCATGATGTATTGGTTGGGGCAGGGACAGCAACCATAACGAGCGTTAGCCCATCAACCGCAGGGTTTGTATTAACATCAAATGGTGTTTCTTCAGATCCATCATTTCAATCGGTTACTGCATCTGGAGCTGTAACTTCCGTTACAGGAAATTCCGGAGGCGCAGAAGTCCCATTAGCAGGCAATTTCAATATACTGGGGACAGGAAGCATTACCGTCGCCGGTAGTGCCAATACTGAAACAGTGCAGCTCACAGGTCTTACAAATCACGCACTACAAGTTGGGGCTGGCACAGCCACCCTTACTCAATTAGGTGCTGGGACAACAGGACAAGTTCTCCAAACTAATACTGGAGCAGATCCTACTTGGTCTACTGCGACATATCCCTCCACGACCACCATTAATGATATTCTTTTCAGCTCATCAAATAACGTCGTAGGGCAAATTACTGCTGCCAATAATGGAACTCTTATTTCTGGAACTACCGGCATTCCATCTTGGCTAGCAAATGGAACTACAGGACAGCTTTTGACAGCGACAACAGGCTCGCCACCTTCTTGGGCAAGTCCAGCAACTTCAGGAACAGTCACCTCAGTGTCTGTTGTCAGCGCGAATGGATTTGCCGGAACAGTTGCAAATGCTACTACGACCCCTGCCATAACACTGACTACAACCGCAACAGGTGTATTGTCAGGAAATGGAACAGCTATTTCTGGAAGCGCAGTCACTCAATATGATGTTCTAGTTGGCGGAGCCTCTAACGCCGTCTCATCTGTAGGGCCAGGAACATCTGGTCAAATATTACAATCGGGAGGTAATGCAGCCAATCCAGCCTATAGCACAAGCACATATCCTTCTACTAATGCAGTTAATACACTTTTGTATGCCAGTAGTGCCAATACAATGGCTGCTCTTGCTACAGCGGATAATGGAGTATTAATCACTTCTGCATCTGGAGTTCCTTCATGGCTTGCAGATGGTACGACAGGTCAAGTACTCACAGCGACAACAGGGTCACCACCCTCTTGGGGCTCTATTACTACAGGTGTTAGTAGTGTTACAGGAACTGCAAACCAAATACAAGCATCTCCAACTACAGGGGCCGTTGTATTAAGTTTAATAGGCCCATATACGCCTGCAACCTATACAGCTCATGGGATTTTGGTAGGAGAAGGAACAAGTTCGATTGTCGCAATAAGTCCTGATGCCACATCAGGAATACCCCTTATCTCTCAAGGATCTACTACTGATCCGGCATATGGTACAGCGGTTGTGGCAGGTGGTGGAACAGGTGATACAAGCTTTACTGCGTATGCCCCAGTATGTGGAGGCACAACGACTACGGGAGCTTTGCAGTCGGCAAGTACAGGTATTAGTACTTCGGGATATGTATTAACATCAAATGGATCATCTGCTTTACCTAGTTTTCAAGCAAATCCAGGAACTGGTTCTTTTATTAAAGTTAGTCGTCAAGTATTTACTTCAAGCGGTACTTACACGCCTACTGCGAACATGGTTTATTGCGATATTATAAGTATCGGAGGGGGCGGAGCTGGCGGAGGCTCTGTTAGCACATCTGTTGGGCAAATTAGTATTGGTTCAGGCGGAGGCTCCGGTGAATATGCAGTAGGTATTTTTTCTTCTAGTACCATTGGAGCATCACAAACGGTAACCATTGGAGCCGCTGGCGCAGGTGCATCTGGGACGACAGGTGGATCGGGAGGTACTACCAGTGTAGGATCTTTAATTACATCTGGTGGCGGACTTGGCGGCAATAGTGGATCAGCTTCATCAGTTCTTTCAAATGCTGTCGGTGGTGGCGGAGGAACAGGTGGATCAGGAGGAGATTATAGATGCCCAGGGAGTAATGGT